CGCACCTTTTGCGGGACGTAAATCTGATGCCGATCCGACCTGAAAATGCGGGGCGCTATCCGCCCGACTGGGAACGCCGAAGCTTCTTCGTCCGCTTCGTCCGGGGAAAGGGTCGCTGCGAATGGTGCGGGGCCGATCACAACTCCTCTTGCTTCTCGATGTACGTGGTCGAGGTGCAGGAAGGTTCCGAAGAAGAGGGCTGCGCGACTTACCACCTCGGTTAACTCCTCCTCCCATGCCACCCAACGAAGTCACCAACGTCGATCTCCGATGCACCCGCCGGGACATCGTTCAGGTTGAGCTCATGCACACGCCCAATGATGACGATGTGCTCTACGTCAACGTCAACGGCCAGTGCCGCTGCCGGGTTATTGCCCCGCGCTTTCGCGAGCTAGGGGCAGGAGCGGTCATTACGGTCACTGACACCCGCCGGAAGAAAGGATAGTCCCATGACCTTTACTCAATCTGACCTTTATGCCCTTGAGCTGGCCTGCATCCACGCTCGGGAAGCAACCTTGCACGCTCGGAACGCTGCTCTGTGGGAACGGGCCAAATCTCATGTCGACGGTGCCCCCGATTTGATGGATGAGCACGCGGTGAACACAGGTGAGCTGCGTGGCCTTCGGGACCATATCAAGTTTCTGGAGGACCAAATCAAGAAGGGCCAACCTTGACCAAAGGGATGGTCAGGCTCCTGCAAGCGCTCGCGACCGCCGAAGAGGAAGAGCGGTGGGATGATGCTGAAGTGACCTGCGAGGGGAGGGAGTGCTGGGTTGGACTGCGCCAGACAAACTGGCGCACGGTGAACGCCCTGCTTCGGCTTGTGGCCTTACGTGATGTCTCCGATACCGATTGCGTGCGCTATGCGATCAATGATGTAGGTCAGCTCTTACTTGAGCAATCCGGCGCAGAGGATGAAATTCGCCGGGCCCTGTATTCAGGTCACAACTTCACTATCGAAAATGGCCACGTACGCCGACTGAAAAATCCGGTCCGAACAGCCCAAATCCTAAAGCGCAGAAACCAAAGGCGCTTGACTTCCCCAATCTAAGGGACTAGAGACCCACCCTAGCTACGCAGTGAAAAAGACCCCTTCAAAAGAGACAGATAGGAAGAATAGGCCGCTCTGGCGCTCTACCATTCCAGTCGATGCGTACATTATGGCCCGGGCTGGAATGGAGAATCAGGAAATCTCCGCTGCCCTGCGTGTCAACAACACTACCTTCTCGCTTTGGCAGCGTTTGCACCCGGAACTGGCTTATGCGCTTCAGACCGCCCGGAAGAAGCCGAAGGAAGGGGACGAGACCTTCGAGCAGTACGCCTACACCCAGCTGCCGCCCAAGCTGCAAGAGCTGTGGGACAAGATCGATTACTGGTTTGACCATGCCAATGGCTACGAGAAGATCCGGATGCTGCTCGATGGGCAGTCCTTGCGCGTGCGGCAGTCCCTCTGGCTCCACGCTATCATCAGCAGCAACTTTGATGTGTCGCACGCTTGCCACATGGTCGGGGTGAATCGGGCCGTCCTCAAGCAGTGGGAGGAGGATCCTGACTTCGTCGAGCTGCTGGAGGAGTTGAAGTTCCACAAGGGCAACTTCTATGAGAAGGCGCTGAACGACCTGGTGGTCTTTCGGCATCCGGGGGCAGTGGTCTTTGCCAACAAGACTTTTAACGCGGACCGGGGCTTTGGAGAGAAGCTGGAAGTGAAGGGCGAGATTCAGCACCTGCACGGGTTTGTGATCTCGGTGGATCAGCTCGACCTGACCCTCGAGGAGAAGCTGAAGCTGCTAGAGAAGGTGCAGGCGGCCAAGCTGCTCCAGGCCAAGCCGGTCACACCAGTGCCAGTTGGAGCATGATAATAAGGACACAAGGAGATAATCATGACGGCTTGCGCATGTATGAATTGGGCGAGGATCGATGGGCTGCTGACTAACCATCATCCCAACTGCCCGCATTACAACGACTCGCTCATTGATGTGTGGCGAGTGAGCTATGAAGGGTCCAGCTACGTGGTGGACCGTGAGCCTACCCCTGATCAATTGGGTGAGGGTGAGATAGTCACCAAAGAGAAGATGCATCGCGAGATCTTCGAGAACCTGCCCGAATTCATGGGCTTCTAACCATGCGTAATCCAATCCGATTGATGGTCGCAACGATGATGAGCTTTGCTCACCTGTGGCGCCCGAGGGGACAGGTGGCTGGTCCGGTCATTGGGCATTTGGGCGATGCGCATGAGAAGCCCTTTGAACCGGTGCAGCATGGCGGCCGCCAGTCGGGACGCCAAGAAGGCCAAGCACCGGCGGCGTGGGAAGGCTGGACTCTATCCGGCGGTGTGCAATCGGTACGCCATCAAGGTCCACCAACGTCAAACCACTGGAGCAAGAGCGCGCCGAGGTCTGCGGGCGCTAAGGAAGGCAGCATGAACCCACCCACACCTACCGAAGTTTGGAGAAGGTTGGCTTATCACAACCTCGCGTTGGCTTTTGAGCTGTCTGGTCATTGCCATCTGAATGGCATTGCGCGAAAGCCCCTCGTCTTTGAGTGTCTGGTCGAAATCAAACAAGCCTCCAGAGAGACAGAGGAGTATTTCAAGACTGGTTCCCCTCCGCTTTGGATGACTCTAAAATCAACCGAGATTCCTCATGCTGGCTAACATCCTGACTGTTCCTGTCACCGTCCCGGCCTGGGCTTACGTCATTACTGGCGTGGCCACCTTAGTGCTGATGGTGCTGCTCTTTGGGCTGCTCTGCGTCCTGCGGCTAGGGGATGATCCGAGAATGGATGACCCTAACTTGCCATGAAGCGAAAACTGATTGACTGGTTTTGCGCTCACCCAAAGTGGGTCGGTTGGCTGTACCTCAAGGTCTGTGCCCTCTACCTGCAAGCGCATGGTTGGAAGTACCGGCCGGACGGGCGGTGGCAGAAGCAGCAGACCCCGGAGATCCTTCATACTGCATCGCTTCTGTCTGCGGTCAACGCGGTGAACTGGGAATATACCTCTCCTCCCATCAGGGCCCAAGCCGCCAAAGTCGAATCCCCGCCCGCAGCTGGAGCGGACGGGCTTAAACAGAAGGGTGATTCGAAGGCGGAGAAACCTAACGCCTGATGGGAGGTCTATCTTATGAGATTGAGATCCGTCCTGCTGCTTCTGCTCCTGCCGCTGACTGCTTTGGAGCAGGTCAATGATGAACGCTTCTTGGACTGCGTCGTCCAAAAGGAAGGCTACACCCAGGATCACATTGGTCCCAACGGGGAGCGTTCCATCTATGCCATCACCTACGCGGTCTGGACGCAGCACATGGGCAAGCGGCCCTTCGCCTTATGCACCCTGCGCCCGGACTTAGCGCGCGAATGCGCCCTCGCTCACGTCCGGTGGTTGAAACAAGCCCTCGCTCAAGCTGGGATGCCCCAAAGCCCCTTCACGCTGGGTTGGGCCTGGCACAGGGGTATCAGGGGATACCTAGGGGACATAAAACGCGGCCTGAAGAGCGATTATGCGCTGGAAATGGCGAATTTGTATGGGGTTAGAGCCAAAAACGCCAATTGAGGGTCAACTCCATGGCCAAAGCAGTTCCGCAACGACGATGGCGCGAACGGCACCCTTTTCTTTCGGCCTGGCATCACCACCGGTGGAACGCCAAGCTGCGCGGAATCAAGGTGGAGTGGGAGTTGGAGGAGTTTCTCCAGTTCTGCGCCATGACCGGCTACATCCAGCTCTTGCCGGATGGGTGGACGATCGATCGGATCGAAGTGAACCGGGGTTATTCGTTGCGCAACTGCCAGACCCTGACCCGGCCAGAGAACGCGACGAAAGGGAATTATGAGCGTGCCTACAACCACTATCGTCACCAAAATCCGGCTGCTGGTTGACGTGCCCTTAGCGAGCGGGGGCAAGTGGCACGCTGGGCAGGAGTTCTTTGTCACCGGGTTCTCTTCCTACCGGAAGCCAAATGGGAGCGAAGTCGAGACGTGGTGGACTGGCGAAGGGGAGAGCTTCGGCGTGTGCTTTCATCTGACTCTGCGGGACGAATGGTTCGAGTTCCTGCGGCCGCCAACAAATCTATCGCCCTCCTAACTGGAATCCTGTAAGCTCCTTAGCCTATGGTGGCCGTTGCCAAAACTCCAAACGTCGGACTGAGCGAGGACGATCTGCTGCGCTCGATCTGCCGGGAGTCCTTTTATCAATTCGTAAAGACCTTCTGGAGCACCATCATCAGCGAGGAGCCGGTCTGGAACTGGCACATCAAGGTGCTGTGCGATGAGGTGCAGTTGGTCGCGGAGCGAGTGTTTCGGGGCGAGCCCAAGCTCTACGATCTGGTGATCAACGTCCCGCCCTCGAGCACCAAGTCCACCATTGTCTCGATCATGTTCCCAGTCTGGTGCTGGACAAGGGCGGCCTACATTCGCACCATTGGTGCCTCCTACACTGACTTGTTGGCCCTGGACTTGTCACGCAAAGGGCGGTTGATCGTGAAGAGCGAACTATACCAGCGCCTTTTCCCGGCGGTCCAGCTTCGGGACGATCAGGACACGAAGACTTATTACGAAACGACTGAAGGGGGGGATCGGCACAGCGTCGGCAGCGAAGGGGACATTGGCGGCTTCCATGCTCACTTCCTGCTGGTCGATGATCCAATCAATCCAGGGGATGTCCACAGCGCCGCTGCCCTGCGCAAGGTCAATCGCTGGTTGAAGGAGACTCTCTTCTCCCGGAAAGTGGACAAGCAAGTGAGCGTGGTCATCATCATCATGCAGCGCCTGCATGAAGAGGATCCCTCCGGGATGATGCTGGCCGAGGCCAAGGCTCACCCGGACAAGATCAAGGTCCGGCACATCTGCTTGCCGGGGGAGGAAAGCGATCGGGTGTCGCCCAAGCGGTACCGGCTCAAGTACCAAAAAGACGCGCAAGGCAATTCGCTGCTGGACTTGGTGCGTGCGCCCCGGGCTGTCCTCGAGGAGGCGCGGATCAGGCTTGGGCCCTTCGGATACAGCGGACAGATCGAGCAGTGGCCAGTCCCGCCGGAAGGTGGCATGTTTAAGGTCGCGAAGATCCAGGTCGGTATTCCCCCACCCTTGATGAAGTTCCGGCGGATAGTGCGCTACTGGGACAAAGCCGGGACGGAAGCTGGCACCGGGGCAGAGACGGCCGGGGTGAAGATGGGCGAGTACGTTGAGATCGTCGGGGGGAAGACCCTGGTGCGTCTCTTCTGGATCCTGGACGTGATTCATGGACGTTGGGATAGTGGGGAACGTGAGCGCATTATCCGGCAGACGGCCGACGTCGATGGAAAGGGCGTAGCCGTGTGCGTCGAGCAGGAGCCGGGCAGCGGTGGCTTAGAGAGCGCCCAAGGCACGCTGCGCAACCTGGCTGGGTTTACCGCTGGGCGCGACAAGGTGACTGGCAGCAAGGAGCTGCGGGCCGATCCCTTTAGCGTCCAAGTGAATGAAGGCAACGTCCGGGTCAAGGAGGGATTGATGGAGTGGCCAGCAATGCGGGACCAGCTGGCGCTCTTCCCCTTTGCCAAGCTCAAGGACATAGTGGACGCAGCGAGCGGGGCGTTTGCGGTGCTGTGCAATCGGGTCAGGGTCGGGGCCCTGGGTGGTGGGCCTCAGCGATAATACGAACATGACACGCCGGGAGAAAGCTCAACGTCGATTGGCGAGTGGGAAGCATTCGCAAAATACGATGCGGATCCTGCGCTTGATGTGGATTGCTCGGGGTATTCCGTTTGATGAAAGAGTCACCAAGAGCTTCATCAATTACTGCGACCGTAGAGTTAGGGTCTCATAAGATAATAAGGGTGCTATGAAACCGACCAAACTGATCCCCGGTGATGTAGTCCATGTCACCAATCGCAAGGGCGTTTCGGAGTTCTTCTGCTGCTGCCTGCAGGTCACCGAGGTCAAGGAGTGGGGCGTCATTGCTTTTACCATGGTGCCAGGACAGGGCGAATGCTACTACCGCGCCAACTGGGACGAGATCGAGTACGTCGGGCGGATCCCAACCCTGGAAGGGACACACATCCTGCGCCGGATCGGCATTCCGCAGGCGTTGAATCGGTATCATCCCCCTCTGACCGACGAGGATCGCAAGCAGGCCACGAAGGAGCCTCCTTTAATCAAATGAGCACAGCCCTATTGATCGGTGGACCTTATGATGGGCGTCGAATTCGCGACCGCCCTGGGTGATCGGGCCTTTTCTTGGATCGAACAAATCCGCAAACCGAAAACATCATGAACCTTGCCTTAGTCCTTTCGAATTCCTTCGTCGCCTGGTCGATCAGCGCCGGGATTTTCCTGATCATCGCCGCGATCATTTTCGCCGCCGGTTGGCTGACCGAACGCACCCAAAACCGGGCGATCCTGGACCGGTCGGCCGATCACGAAGGCGAAATGTTGTCCGACCTGCAGACGATCGCCGTCCTGTTGGATCCGCCAACCAAACCCGACAACATCGAACACGCCCGGAAGATCGCAGCGAAGTATTCGCGACCATGCGAACTGCTCTAATCATGCGCAACGTCTACGCTGATCCCCATTGGCTGCTCTTTTACGACGGCAACCGCCTTTGTTTCAAGATGCCGTTCCGAATGCTGAAAATCCGCGTCCGGGCGACCCTGATCGAAAGATGGGTCCTGGGCCTGAAAGTCATCTTCCCATGTCCGCACACCTGAAAGGAACCAAACCCCGGCGCCGCCTTGCCGGGGGTCCCCTGGTCGACGTCGCGGTCCTGAAGGACTTCGAAGCCTGGTCCCGCCGGGGCAAAAGCTACGGGGACGCGATCGGCGTCCTTCACGCGACCGCGCGGTTGATGAAGATCGATGTCGTCCGATCGAAGCCGGACGCGATCATTTCGGCCGGGGTCCGCTTCGAATTCTATGCGCTGGACCCGGAACAATGCCCGCCGAAGACGAAGCTTTTCCGCCTGACGCCCTTCCGTCCAAAACCCAAACCCAAAAACAAAAAGCCATGTCATCAAACCCGAATTCCGACCCGTCGTCGCTGACGATCCAGAAGATCAGGCGAACCCGGACCCATATCTTCATCGCCTACGCTCACGCGAACGAAGATCAAACCCTGAAGTCCCGCGAAAACCCGCTTCCATCGTTCAACGAAGCCCTGGACGCCCTGACGTCCTTGGTTTGCGTGATCTGCGCATTGCCCCCGGCCTACGTCGACAAGATGACGGTCGGCGGAATCACGCTTGCCGGGACGATCGACGCCCAACTGATCACGATCATCGCGAAGAAGGATATCCCGGAAAGCAACCGGCCGTTCAACATCGCGACGCCGCTTCGCCTGTTGTTCGCCCCGGAACCGGTCGAAGGAACCACGCCCGAACCCGGCCCGAAGGCGATCCCGCTTCCGAAACACGCGGTCCCCCTGATCGATCATGTCATCGCAGAGGCGAAGAAATATGTCGCAGGGGAACGGGCGCAAGGTCTGATCAACTTCGACGCCGGGCGATCCTGACCCTTCGCCGGTTGCTGTTCCAGAACGGGACCTTCGTCGGAATCCTTTGGCCCGAAAAGCTGAAGTCCGTCAAATGGACTCACGACCTCCTTTGCTCCGATCATTTGTGGGGACAGCTTCTTCCCACGTGATCAGGTCTGCCCTCGCAAGACTGCGAACAACATTCGGGTGGAGCTTCGACCAATGCTGCGGGCCAAATTGTCTATTGCTCGGGAGTTGATGCGCTTTGGGATTGAGGTCCGGGCTATCATCTATGCTGACAAGGAGCTTCATCGTCGGTATGGATATGAGATACACTCCCATTTCCCTTGCTCTACCCTTCGGCGCTTTGAGCCGACTTGGACCTTTGATCAGGCCCTCAAAGTGGCAGCGGGTCTCTTTTTGTCATGAGCCAGAACCTTAAAGAAGCCTTCGATGAGCTGATGCGTCGGGTCTGCCCTAAGCCGAAGTGCCGCCAGCGAAAGACCTGTGAGCGGATGTTTATGGCCGGTGTCTTGGCTGGTATTCACAAAATCTTGCAGACGGGTGCGCTGCCGGAACCGGAAGGGGAGCAGGCCATTGGCAAGGTTCATCGTGAAGTCCTCGACTACTTTGGGATCGAAGAAGAAGACCTCGCGGATTTGCCCGAGGATGTAGTGAAGGCGCCGGATGATCCCTCTTGCAATTGAATGCCGAGATTCCATTTGGGTGTCACATCGTCAGGGTGGGAGGCAGGGAGGTGTTTCAATGCCGCTGTGATGCAGCCACGTTGGTTATTCCAATGCCGTTTCCGAGGACTGTAAATCATTGTCAGCTTTGTGGGATCACCAAACCCTTGGTCAATCCACCCAAGCCCAAGGTCGGGGAAACCGAATGAAGATCATCCCGCTCAAACCGCAGTATGTCCAGGATCTGCAGGCCATCGGTGTTTGGCTGATGGGAAGGTTCGCAGAGATGGGAATGGACCCGAAGATGCCTGGGACCGTACAAGCCACGGCGCGCCTTGCCCGGGACTTTCAGGTTGGACAGTTAATCATCCTCCATCGCCATCCGGTGATCCCTTTTAAGGAGTTGGCCGCAGAGAAGTATCCACACGCCTCGCTGGACACACCGAAGGATTGCAATCCTAACTTCGTGCAGCATTGGGAGATCTACGTAGTGGACAAGCAGCACGCCGACCTGTCGAAGCTGCCCCACTGACAAGGCTGCTGGATAAATAGACATTGCTTTTTAGAGTGGTTTGTCGTAGCTGGGCCAGTACGAACAACTCATCCCAACGGAGTGATACTGTTGCGTGCGTGTCTTGGCTGAAAGCTGGGCCTGTCAACTCGCTCCTCTGGTTGTTCTGGTTTCTATTCGTTTCTTGGTGGGGTGAGGATGCTCCTCGCGAGTACGAATAGATAAGGGAGAAGGAGACTCCATGAGCCAGATTACTACCAACGACTTGATGATGACGGCCCTGAATTTGCGAGGGCGCTTTTTGGAACAGCTGATTGACCGGGGTAAGGACATTGACAAGGAGTGCGGTTACCCGGAGATGCTTACTCCGGCTTACCTCAAGAGCTTCTATGATCGGGAAGGGATTTGCAAGCGCGTCGTCAATATCTTCCCGGAGGAAGCCTGGAAGCAGGATCCCGAAGTTCTCGAGACGGACGACCAAAATTTGACGCCCTTCGAAGTCGCTTGGTTGGCGCTGGAGAAGAAGTTCCAGCTCTTTTCCCTGCTCCAGCGCGCGGACAAGCTCTCGGGTATTGGGACCTTCGGCGTCATTCTGCTTGGGGTGGATGATGGCAAGCAGCTGATCGAGCCGGTGGATGGAGTACCGCTGGATGGATCGATGCCCCTTTGGCTCCAAGGGCAGCAGGATCCCAACAAGAAGATTGACCTGCGGCGTCGGACAGCTCGCAACCCGAGTCTGCATCTGATCTACACCAGGGTCTTCGACGAGTCGGCCGTTACCATTAACAAGTTCGAAATCGACATTCGCAGTCCGCGCTATGGCCAGCCGCTGCTCTACAACATCAATTTCATCCAATACGGGGTGAATACGGAAGTCATCCAGCCGGTCGCGCCCATGCCGACCAGCCCAACCCCGGTCCATTGGACGCGAGTCATCCACTTGGCCGACAATCGGGAGTCCAGCGAGGTGTACGGCGTGCCCAGGCCGGCCAGCGTAGTCAATCGACTCATTGACTTGCGCAAGGTGCTGGCCGGGTCGGGGGAGATGTTTTGGAAGGGTGGTTTCCCTGGGATCAGCTTCGAGGTCAATCCGGAGTTGCAGAGCGTGGGGCAGATGGATCCGGAGGAGATGCGCAAGGAGTTTGAAGCTTATCAATCTGGCCTGCAGCGGTACTTGGCGTTGGTCGGGGTGCAGGCTAAGAGTCTGACCGTTCAGCTAGCCGACCCGGCGTCTCACTTCAAAACGCATGTCCAGGCGATTTGCGCTTCCATTGGTTGTCCTTATCGGGTCTTCATTGGGACGGAGGAAGCGCGGCTGGCCGGTGATCAGGATACGTCCGCCTGGAACGAACGGATCGGCAATCGCCAGAGCAAGTATTGCGAACCCTACGTTCTCAATCCTCTGGTCACTCGGCTGATCTACATGGGTATTCTCCCACCCTTGGCCGACATGAACAAGGGTACGACGGTGACGTGGGAGGACTTACACACGCCGAGCGATGAGGAGAAGGCCAAGGTGGCAGCTCAGCTGGCCGATGCGTTGAACAAATATGTCACGGGTGGGTGTGATACAATCCTCCCACCCAAGCTCTTCTTGAAGTTGTTTATGAACATGACCGACGAAGAGGCGGACGCGGCCATGAAGGAGCTGACCAAATATCTCAAGCAGGGCGCGCAACCGGGCAGCACCTATCAGGCTCTTCATCCGCCGGCCCCAGCTTCTCCGCAACCTTCCCCTCCGGGAGGCATGCCCATCCCGAACACGGGGAAGGGTGGGGCGCGCATTACCGAGGTCTCCAACTTTCCAAACGCCGGGGATCCATTCCTACAGGCTCGGGCAGCGCGTGGTGGGGCCTTTGGCAAGGGCGGGTTGAGGGAAACGCAAGGACCCTTTACCCCGCCGCGGTCCCCAGGACTCAGAGCACCGGGGAAGATTGAGCCGAGCGTAGTGAAGAAGCCAGTTCGGCCTGCCTCACCGACGCTGCATGGAGAAGGGAACGGAGATGGGGACAAGCTGACGGCAAACTACGTCCGCAAGGTGCCAGGGGGCTGGGCAGTCTTCTCCCACAAGGGCAAGCGGTTATCTAAGCCTATGTCGGAAGGGAAGGCCCACCAGCGACTAGCGGAGATTGAGTACTTTAAGAAGCAGGGCAAGGCTGACAATGCCGAGGAGGTCTTGCGCCCCGGCTACTCAGCCGCCCCTGACCTGACCGAGAACGCATCTTGGCGGAATTCGCCGAAGGGTCGGGAGATCATGGCCCGAGAGGCCGGCAAGCGCGCGAAGGAGGCTGGGCTGGGGCCCCAAACCCCGACCGAGCACGCCCGCACCAGGGAAGGGCGCAAGGGCTTCCGCGCCGGTTACCATAGCACGACGCGCAAACGCTAGGAGGGCCTATGTACCATCGCCTGCGAAACAAGCCGTTGTCTTACAACCAGCGGCAAGCTGAGACTGAAGTAGATCGCGCTCACCGCGCCGCCCTGACGATGCACGGTGGGACAGGTTCCGGCAACTTTGGCCATGAGGGTCGGGCAGGAGAGCGGGGAGGGTCAGGAGAAGGGACAGAATCGCAAAAGGTAAAACTCTCAAGATCGGAGACCGCTAGGTTGGAAGTCGCAAAGTCTTCAGGGTCCTACCGTGTCTCCTATCTTAGTAGTCGTGCTCGCAGCGGAGGAGATACTAAGGGAGTTATCACTCATTTCGTTAATGGTTGGACGGCGCTTTGTGGAAGAGAGCCCCAGGGCTCCTCGGCAGGATGGTCTGAATGGGGAGTGACTGGATTACCATTATCCGTAGCCGATCATCCATCTGTCTCCTGTCCACACTGTGCCAAGATAATGGCTGCTCTACTTGACAAAGAAGCTGGTTCAGGAAAGAAATAGCCGTGCCCCACTTCATCACCGTTCCTAATCGGGATCATCCGGCCTATCGGATTAAGGCGCTGCTCACCCAGCTCAAGCGCCTATACCAAGCGCAGTCTACGGAGAAGCTGCGAGCGATCATTGCCCGGGAAGCCCCGGCGATCACCGAGTTAGGCACGCTCAAGCACCGGCACCAGCTGATCAGGTTTTTGCTGGAGGCCGGTGAGCTGGAGTTTAAGCGGGCATGGGAGAAGGAGAACGGCTGGCCTTTTGATGACGTTTATGACCCGGCCAAATACCGGGCCCACCTCGAACAAGCAAGGAAAGACCATGTATCGGAACAAGCCCCTATCATTCAAGCAGCGGCAGCGGCTCATTGACAATGATCGTGCCAAGCGTGCCGCTATTGCTAACGCCGATGCTAAGGCCCTGCTGCCGGAGACAGAAGTTGACGCAGTGAAGGTCGGGCAGGGCAAGCTGCGCAAGCGCATCGCCTCGACCAAAGGGCAGAGCCAGCCCTTCACCAAGCGGAAGGTCACGTCCCACAATCCGGCCAAGAAGCCGGGCTACGCCAAGGAGTGATTCCGGGCAATTCCGCCCGGGTAACAAGGAGAGAACCATGCAAGGCGAAGTCATAAAACTAGGCAGCGCAGTGAAGGTGGTGGATGAAGTTGGAGTTCTTCACAATGGACTGGTGACGGCGGATTGGGGAACACCGGGCCAGCCCAGCACCTGTACCAACGTGCTGTTCCTATCAGCGGACGAGGCCGCGCGTGACCAGTATGGACGACAAGTCGAACGCTTGTCCTCCTGCTCTCATCGTGACTCGACCACGGCACCAGGTCGTTACTGGTTCATCGAGGGTGAAGTAAAGCCTGAGACGATCCAGACCTACGGCCACAAGGTGGCTTAGTCCTGAGGATGGTAAGAGCCGAGTAGGTTCTGAAAACACCAAAGGACCAATTTTATGCCTCCCGTTGCCAGACGCATTGATCCCTCCCGAACGACGCTCATCCAGAACGCCTTTGCGCGAGAACTGATCGGGCGGTTCCAATGGCTCGCCAAGCAGATCATTCGCCACGTTGAGACAGAGGACAGCTACGGGCTGGGCAAAGGGACGAATCCGAAGCCGGTCACTCATGCCGCTTATCAATTTCTGACCGACTCCAAGAAGCTTCAGGCCTTTAGCCAATGGCTGGAGCAACAGATGAACGCAGGGGTGTTGGGTCTCGTTGGCCAGACCGACCCGGACAATCCCCTGACCGCCTCCTACATCACCAGCGCCTACCGCCAAGGGATTGTCCGGGCCTATATTGATGCCCACCCAGAGTTGCGGGCGGATCCTACCTTCTACGCCAAAGCTCAAGCAGTGTTCCTCCGGGATACCTTTGCTTCGCCGGTCGCGATCGAGCAGGTGCAATCCCTGGCCACCCGGGCCTTTGAGGAGATGAAAGGGCTGTCGGCGTATGAGAAGACGCAGCTGAATCGGATCCTGGCGGATGGGATGGTGGATGGGTCAGGGGCAGCTGAAGTCGCACGGGACATGGTGGACCAGATCGATGGGATGACGCGCACGCGAGCGCTGATGATTGCGCGGACGGAGATTGTTCGCGCTCACGCGGAGGGGCAGCTGGATGCGTTCCAGGCAATGGGGATGGAAGAGTTGGGCATGGAGGCGGAGTGGAGCACGGCTGATGACGACGCGGTCTGTGACGACTGCCAAGATGCGGCTGATGAGAGTCCTTACACCATCGATGAAGCGCGCGGGATGATCCCACTCCATCCCAACTGCCGCTGCGCTTGGATCCCAATGCCAATACAGGAGCAGCAAGAGCGCGTGGCGCCAAAGGAAGAGGAGCAGGTGAGTGAGGAGGAGCAAGCAGCGGAGGAAGAGTTGGTGGCCGAAGGAGAAGGGGGATGAACACGTTCTTTTACATCGTTTTAACGAAGCCCACAGCTTCAAATCCTGGCCCTGACGCTGCGCAGGGGTGTCAGCTATGCTGGACCCCCGCTGTAGGGGCAGGAATCGCCGCTATCGTGGGCGGAAACGTGCTCTTTGCCCCTACATCTAGCGTTTCAAACGGTGCGGTTACGTTGAACCCCCTTTCCACACACCCTAACTCCTATGTCCCATCCCAACTCCTATGTCTTGGTTCGCCATCTCAGGCGCGGCGATATCCTGCTGTGCAGCGCCGTAGTCCGGGCCCTCAACCTCAAGTATCCTGACGCTGAGATCTTTTTTCGGACTCGGTTCCCTGAGATTTTCCTGAACAATCCCCGGGTGAAGCGGGCTAGCCCAGGCG